GGAGCGGGGGTAGTAGAAGTGCTAGACTCCTTTGTTGTAAAAAAAGCCTTGTGTTCCTCGAAAAGCTTCTTGGTTCGTTTCTTCTCATCCTCAGCGATGCCCTTAAACGCGTCACCAATCTTATCGAGCTCACTCTTACGGCGCTCCCTGGTTTCCTTGCCGAACTTCTTAAAGCGCTGTTGTGTAGACATCATAATAGTGGGGGAAGACATTAAAGCGAACATGTTGACTTGCTTATTCTACATTGAGATTTTTATCTTTAAGTCCTAACGCTTCCAATTTTGCCTCATATTCCCTGCGTTCCCCGGGAGATTTAATGATCTCCCCGTGCTTGAGAGCCCTGATCTCTGGACCCGTGAGTTGAATAGCGTCCACCCTGAAATCCTTGAATGCTCGCATGGTGATAGGTACGAGAGGTTCGATCAGATCATAGATAGCCCGAGCGTAATCCTGGATTTCCTTCTGTGCATGAGAATCCATTCGAAGATGGAGATAATGCATGAGGTTATGAAGGTTGATCTTCCAATAAAATTCCGTGTAGGTTGATTGAGGAAGATTTCCCCTGGCCTGTTCCCGACAACATCCATCTTCCAGAAGTTTTTCATAAATATCGAACGACTTCTCCAAATGAGAATGCATACCATCCTGGTCAATGTTCACCACACCCTCCGATCCCTGGTGATTCACCTGGGACTGTCCTCTAAGTTCCCCCGGTTCATAATACTCCTTGGGAACGATTGAATATCTCGCGGACATCTCGTTTACACTCGCTGTCCTATGACGAAGATGTTGACGAGCGATGTAAATAGGCATCTTGATATGAAACTTGAATTCGACCATTTCAAAAGGGGTCGTATGCCAATGGCGCATCAGATACCGTAAAAGTCCAGTATCACCTCGAGAAGTCTTCGTTCCATCACCGTACGATACCCGAGCGGCTTGTACGATCGAACTATCGAGATGTTCCCTAGGCATGTGGTCAACAAGCCTGACAAAGCCATGATCGAGTACCTTGATTTCCATTATATTTTATTATTGTTCTATTTCTTTAATCAGATCGTCTAAGCAACGGTAATATCTTTTGAGATCTTTCATGAACCTTTTATTATTTTCTAGGCATTCACACTCGGGTTTGTTCTTGTAAATCCACGCAAGATTGGATTTGGAATATTTGGTTCGCTTTTGGTTCTCGTTCGGCTTACGTGGCACGACCTTTTTACTTGCGGCTTTCTTAGTTTTGGGTAAAGGTTCAACTCGCTTCGTGTAACTAATAGCTTGCATGACCGTATCCGCCAAATCATCCTTCTTCTTTGATTTGTCGAATATAGGTAACCAATGGGTATTTACAGTACCCGTTTCTAGAAACTTTCTGCACCTTTCGATCGACACTTTTTTACGTTTTAGGTACTGTGCTTTACCGGCTCCGCATACATCCGGAATCTTAAATCGTGCATCATACACAATAGTATCCGCGCGAGGAGCTTTAATGACGAAGTAGGCGTTTAAAAAGTGTTCGACCATTTTCATCTTTTTGTTCCTATCCGGCTGTTTTTCGATAAGAATCGTATCACACGTGAGAACCCAAGGTCTCTCGTCTAGATGGTTTCTTAAAGAAACGTACACACCGTCTTTGTGTTCTGGTGGTATTCCCGATACGTCCCACTGTACTACGAGGTTTGACGTATCGTCGAATTGACACATGGCTAAATTTCGGATCCCGACATCTATACTAAGTATCATTCTTTAATATAAAGAAAATTAGGCTTTAAGTTCATTCAAAAGACACCAAGTAATTTTAATAAGATAGACAGACAGCAAATACATAATATAATGAAGATGGCTCTAGTAACAGCTTCTTTCATTCCTTCTAATAATCCACCCGGGCCAAAAGGGTTAAGGCCTAAATCATCTAACGTTTGTTCCATGACGTCACCCGCGGCACCCGTCGTCTCCTTGATCACATCACCCGCCGGACCGAGTGCATCTAAAACACCTTTATCATACTTCTCGTTACAGGTCTTAGAGCAGAACGTGGGACACGGACCCTGCTTTCCATCGTTAATCTTAGCTGTGCAAATGGGTTCATCGTATTCCGGATCTTCCGCTTGTAACTCCTCGAGAGACTTGAAATTTAATTGGTCCTTCTCGATCTCTTCATACTCGTAAGAGGCCCAGTTATCGGGGAGGCAGTTTTCGATACAATCACCGACCTTCTTATTCGCGGCCCCAATCTGCTCGGAAACGTAGTATGCGAGACCACCGGCCGCCGTGTACTTGGCCACCGTCGTCGCGTTCATACCCTTCTTACCAGTCTTCGCGGCATCTGCGACGTCATCGGCCTTCTTACCGGCTTTCGCGGCGTCGCCACCGGCGTCTGCCACGTCATCAGCTCTCTTACCGACATCCGCAGCGCTGTCTAACTGTTTCGTAGCCTTGGAAGTTTTGGCACTCGCGCCGACAACATCATCGCCACTCTTGCCAGCAGTTTTAGCTGCACCGGAAAGTGAATCGGACTTCTTAGCTAACGTTTTTGCCTGATCCGCGGCATTTTTAGCAGCTGTACCAGCAATTGCAGAGGCTCCAGCTGCAGCTGCCTTTGTCGCAGCTTTACCAGCTTTAGCGGCGGCAGCGGCACCGGAGGCGACACCGCCACCAACTTTGGCTAAACCTTTCGCGAAAGCGGCGGACATATTTATTATTGACATACATTTTATTTAAAACCCGAGTATCTTCTCTGTGTTCATACCTTCTTCCTTGGTGGCATTCTTGTTGCATAGGGCACCGTCGTCACGGTATCCATCCGGGCACGGTTCCCAACAGACACCCGCGATATTCTTCCAACCATCGGGGCACTCGTATCTCCTGAACAAATCGGCAACCACACTCGGCCCCTTCTTGATCTTGTTACCGGTGACTGCATCCGTGTACCCGAGGGGTTCGCATAAGGCGCCGATATCCTTGTATCCCGTACGACGGTTTCTTGTGTACTCCTTCTTGGCGGGAATCCATTTCGCCTCGGCTTCCTTCAGGAGTGTAATCATACCCTTTTCTTCCTCTTGTAAGCGCTTGTAATCAGCCTTGGATTCTTCCCAGGTTTCAACGCCACCCAGGTATTCTTCCTCGTACTTGGCGTACGCCTTGTTGACCTCTTCACGCTTATCTTCATAATTCTTCTCTGCTTGAGTGAATTCGTCCCGGAGTTTTACAACTTCATCCGAGTTGGAGGGAATGACTTCCCTTGGGCACTGGTCCCAACAGACACCAGCGATGAGCTTTCTCCTCTTGGGGCATTCCAATACGCCTTCCACTTCCTTCACTAAAGCGGGGTCCTCGAGACCGTTCGCTTCCACGCGGTCGGCTAGGGCGTTGTTGCCACGCGCACGTATCTCCGCGACTGTGGCTGTAACATCCTTCGCGTAAATTACCGCGCAGCGACTGGGTTGGAACGAGCTGGGTCCACAGTAGTCGCGATCCCATTGGGGGACGACGATCCTAGGTCCACCCGGAGGTTCGCAAATAGCGCCCATAGCCTTATAATCATTGGGGCATCTATCCCAACACACACCCAGAATACGCTTTCTCCTCACGGGACATTCACTCGCCTCTTCCGCTTCTTGGTAAAGAGACTTAAGAGAGTTGCCCTTGGCATCGACACCCGGAGACCTGGTAATCCACTGTTGAACGGGTTCGGTCGTTTCGGATGCCTTCGTACGAATACGAGTGGCTAAATCCGTTGCACCGCGTTCATCGAGCATCTTAGTAATGCGCTCCACATCCATAGATTCAAGATCTTCGCATTTTTTGGGTTGATTTGCCATAGGACCACAGTATTCACGTTTATCCACCGTGACCTTAATACCCGGCCCACCTTCGGGGTGGCAAAGAGCACCAATATCGGTAAACTTAGTACCGTACACGTCTTCTTGGGGACACCTATCCCAGCAGACACCTGCCACGAGCTTTCTTCTCTTAGGGCAATCTAAGATTTCACCCATTCGCTTGAATTCCGCATCGGACACGGTGCCGGATGTCGCCTTGTCGGCAAGCGCCGACTCACCCTTGTCACGCAGTGCTGATGAGATTGTCGCCCACTCCTTCGCCTCATACGCCTTGCATATGGTAGGCTGGAACGAACTGGGTCCACAAATTTCACGATCCCACACGGGCACCTTAATACCTGGTCCACCTTCGGGGTGGCAAAGAGCGCCGATATCGGTGTAGTTAATTCCATTCTCATTTTTGAATTTAGAGCATCGGTCCCAACACACACCGGCAACCTCCTTTTGATCACTGCGTTCGTTGGATTTGTGAGACTTACCCGCGTCGGCTCTATCACCACTACCACAGTAATACCTGTCGAATAACGTCTTCTTAATACCAATACCATGACTAGGTTCACATAGAGCTCCAATATCCTTATCACCTTCCCTACATTTATCCCAACAGACACCGGCGACCATTTTACGGTTCTCATTGGGGCGAGTGGAGCTGGGTCCACAATATTGACGATCCATGAGTGTTTTCTTGATGCCGGGACCACCCTTCGGTTCGCAGAGAGCGCCGATATCCTTATCACCGTCCATGCACTTATCCCAACAGACACCGGCGATCTTTTCACGGTTCTCACCGGGGCGGGTGGAGCTGGGTCCGCAATACTGACGATCCATGAGTGTTTTCTTGATGCCGGCACCCGATTTCGGATGGCACATAGGACCAACACCCTTATACGTATCCCCGAGTCTTGCCGTCTTTTTAACACCGTTCGGTCCATCGCATGGTTGGTAACATAAACCGGCGTCCTTTTCAGATTTTGTACCCTTACACACGCGTAAAGGCTTTCCAACACCTCTACCAAAGCTATCAAACCCTTTCTGGTTACGTGTTTTGCGATACGGCCAGGCTGGTTTCCAACCACCAGGCTTTTTGCATCCTAAGAATCCATCGGATTTCCACCCATTGTTACACGCCGCACATTCGAGTAACGAACCGTTGAACCATCCTTCGCCTCTCTGCCTGCAATCCTCGTAACATATGAGACCGCGTTTAAGAGGTCTATCGGAAGGGCAATTCTTTTGCCAACACACGGGTCCAACACCGTCGTACGTATCCCCGTGTCGTTCCGTCTTCTTTTTACCGGTTGGTCCGTCACACTTCGGATAGCAAAGAGCACCATCCTTCTCTTCATCGTCGGCACACCCCGGGATTTCGCCGACACCGCGCCCGAATGCATCCAGCCAGCAGCTGGTGCCATCATCTCGAAGCCGACCACCATATCCCATTTCACTACAGCTCTTCTTTTTCGCTATAGACGATTTCTTTGCATACGTATCGAGCCAGCAGCTCGTACCGTCGTCGCGCAGACGTCCTCCGTACGGGGGATTAGTACCATCTCCAAGTCTCGGGTCCTTGCAGCTTAACTTTTTTGCGATGGACGATTTCTTCGCGTACGTATCCGACCAGCAGCTCGTACCATCGTCACGCAAATTTCCGTACGTAGCCTTCCATTCACCTTCGGGGTACTCATCGGATTTAGGACCGGCGCATGAATATTTTTTAGCGGGACGAGACTTCTTAGTCTCCGTATCACGCCAACAGCTCGTACCATCATCGCGTAACCCCTTACCATGCTTTTCAGCCCAGTCAGTGCACGGCTTCTTCTTGGCCATGGACGACTTCTTAGTCAGCGTATCACGCCAACAACTCGTACCGTCATCGCGTAATCCCCGGCCGTACTTGTGAGACCATTCATCACACGACTTCTTCTTAGTGGGAGAAGATTTAATAGGAATCGTATCCTTCCAGCAGCTCGTACCGTCGTCGCGTAAATGCTTACCGTGTTTAT